TATTATCGAATGCCAAGGTGTGCAACGATCGCAGCACGATGCTTAGAATAGAAAGCGACCTTCTTAGCAGGATCGCTGATCGCAAGGTACTCGTTCCAGATTTCTTCGTTCGACTTGCTCGCTTCAGCGTCAGCAGGAGAAACTTCAACCGGCTGAACACCGACAGCAGCAGCGATCGAAGCGGCCGCCTTACCAGACGAAACGATCTGGGTTTCCATCTGCTTCTTAATCTGTTCGGTCGCTTCGATCTTGGATTCCAATTCAGCGATCTTGGCGATCAGTCCGTCACGTTCGACAGACGTTGCAGCGAGAGCAGCTTTGATCGTTTCGGTTTCAGCGACAGCGTTAGCCATCTTCGAGTTAGCTTCAGCAAGCTGCTTAACGGCGATTTCAGATTCTTCCGCCTTGGAAGAAAAAGCAGCTTTAAGCGCTTTGAAAGATTGTTCGAGAGTCATTGCTTTGGATTTGAAATAGCGCCGTTGTCAACTGACGCTTTTACTCCGATTGCGTTTCGTGCCTGTGCGATCGTGCTTTTCGTCCGTATCGACTGCATCCGAATCTTTGTCGGCTTCGTCTTCGGCATCCTGTTTCGCATCGTCTGACGCCTGTTCGCCATCGTCTTCGCCCTCATCGTCAGCGGCGGGTTCGGTTTCGCCCTCGGTATCGTCATCGTCATCTTTCTTTTTGGCGGAAGCGGACTGATCGCCGTCCTTTTCATCTTCATCTTCGTCATCATCCTTTTCACCTTCGGCAGACGCTTGAACGCTTTGGGAAACAGCTTTAATAGCGTTTCTAGCCACACGGCCGAGAGCTCGGTCAGCTGCGGACATTTTTGCGGTTTCATCTTCGTCATCGTTTTCATTTTCAGATTCTTCTTCTCGCTGATCGTTTTCCTCGTCAGCTTCCATTTGTGCCTGAACGTCAGCGTTCAACGCAGTCATCAACGCATCAAAGCCGTTCACGATGCCGGTGACCAAACCGGCTTCAGCAGCACGCTTGCCGCTGAACGTTTGGCCTTCCATCGAAGCATCTTCAACGAACGATCGCACCGATTTGATCGCTGCTTTGAATTCGTTGTGGATCTCGATCACGTCATCTTGTAGCATCTTACGCTGATTGGTATCAAGCGAGGTACCTTCAATGCCTGCACCTTTGTAAGTGCCCGACTTGATCACGTCCATCTTGACGCCTTCCATTTCGTAAGCTTTGGACAGATCGGGATAAGCGATGTAGACGCCGATCGAACCAACGCACGAAGAAGGCGTGGCGTAAAATTCAGACGCTTGCGAGCCGATCCAATAAGCAGCCGAACAACATTCGTTGCTCGTGAACGAAATGGTTTTCTTGCTGAAATTCTTAACCATATCAGCGAGTTCGGGAACGCCAACAGACGTGCCGCCGGGCGAATCAATGTCCAAGATCACGCACTCAATCGTCTGATCACGTTCGCATTCTTCGAGCATTTCCTCAACGCAGTGAATGTCGCAAGCGCCACACAACGATTCGAGTTCGGAAATATTCTTACTGATCACGCCCTTCACAGGCACGATCGCATAAGGCGGAAATTTCTGCAGCGTTTCCTTTTTGCCGAAGATCGCCTGAAGCATCTCGCTCATATCGCTCATCTTTGCCGTGAGCGGGGTTTCGACCTTTGCGACTCGATCGAGATAAGATTTAGCGACCGAAGCTTGAATCAACAGCGGTCGATTGCTGGTGAAGTCTTTGGATAGGGTTTTCATATTGAATTAAGGGTTGCCCGCTTCTGGGAGCGGAGTTTCTGGGCCGTCAGCAGCGAGCCCGTCTTTGCCGTTGATCGCTGAATCGATCGATTCGTTCGGCGTGTTGGAAGGTTTCCAAATCATCGAAACAGGAACGTCATATTGTTCCGCCATATCACAGATAAATCTGGCATCAGCAGCACGCTTTCGGATTTCCTCACGTGCGTCCATTCCGTTTTCAGCGAAGTGATCGCTGAGCGTCTTGAGTCCCAGTTCGATATCTTTCTGGTTCGCAGACGCCTCACGGCCGGCGTCAACCGTCACACGCCGAGGCGTGACCCAGTTGACACGATGCCAATTGTCGTTCGGTGCCAATTCGCCGTTGGCGATGGCATTGCCGATCACGTAGCCCCAAACGGGAACTAGGAATCGGTTGATCAACACTTGCTGACGAGCGCTAAAAACACGCTCAGCTTTTGCTACGACTAATCGAGCAGCAGCCCCGCCGGCTTTGGTCGGGTCAGCAACAAATTCGTAAGGCAAGACGCCGGCAGTAGAATCTCGCTGCAGGTGTTCGATGAATCCGTTGAACGCCTGATTCGGTCGCTGCGATTCAAACGATTCCAATTTCTCGCCGGGCGCCAACGAAAGAACCTTTCCGCCCACAAACGTTCCGACTTGTTCCGGGTTGTTGTAGACGCCTTGCGGATAATCCTGCGGACGCATTCCGAACGCTTCGAAGTCAGATTGCGATCCATCGAACTGGCCGCTTTCACGTGTGATCGTGCGGGTGATGTCAGACGAAGTTTTGACGGCTAGTTTCTCGAGCGAAAGGATTTCGAGGATGTCGATAAGGTTGTTGATAGAATGCTGAAGCGGTGAATAAGCACGAGCACCCGAAACTTGTTCCGGATGATGAATATGCAGCATCGATTCCGAATTGATCAATCGACCAGTGCCGTCAGATCGAATCACGTTGTAGCCAATCACGGCGCCAAACTTGTCGAAAAGGATTCCATCGAACATACCGCTCGGATTTCCGCCAACGTTGTTCGATACGCCGACACGATGCGATTCGATCAGCTGAAGCTTTGGCGTGCCGTCCTTGCCACGAGTCTTCAAAACAAAGATTTCGCCGTCACGATCGATCATCTTGCAGACGATCTGCTGAACCTCAGCGAACGAATAACGTCCCGTGATCTCACAAGTCTTCTTTGCCCAATCGGAAAAACACTTCTCAGCAGCAGCATCCCACACAGCGTTTCCCGAAGATGCCTGCGGCGAAATGCCATCGCCAACGCTGTAATGGCAAAGGTCGGCGATCATCTGACGGACCAATCCCGCATTGACGTAAAGCCAACGCATCTTTCGAGTCAGTTCCTGACGATCGAAAGTGGTCATCGTCTTCTTCATATCGGCCGGCCACGGCGACCAGACCCATTGACGCTTGTTCGAGAACTTGGCCGCTTCGAATTGCGAGAAGATGCCCGATCCCCCGCCGCCTAAGCCGCCATCAGCACGTGCTTTTAAATTCTTTTTACTCGCCCGTTGGCGAATGTCTGAATTGTTTGCTGATTTCTTTTTACGCATTTTGGAAATTACAGACCACGAAAGTTCCAAAGTCCATTGTAGACTCGGACACGATCGATCGAACCATACTGTTCAGGGTCCTTCAGCTGCAAAGCATATCGGCACTCAATCAACACCAACCGCACGTCCATCGGGAACTGCTTTGTGACAGACGTTCCGCTATCAGAATAGCTCATCATCGTCTTTCCCTCCATCATAAGCTCAGCCGCTTTGTCTGCGATCGCTTCAACACGTGCTTGCGACAAAATCAGAAAACATCCTGAAGGCTTGGCCATATTTTAGCGCTGAAGTCAATGATTGTTATTCTGATTCCGATTGGCTTGATTCGGTTTTGCTTTCCGAAGATTGATCGTTCGATTCTGGTTCTGATTTTGGTGCGTTCTGATTTTTGCCGAGGCCGACAAGCTTCAGTCCCATCGCTGGCATCAATCCGATTACCTCACAATCCCAAAGGTGATTCGCACGATCGCCCACACGTTGCCAGATCGGCTTTCCAGCTGCCGTGGACGTTCTGATTTCGCTTTGCATCTGCTTCACGTATTCCTCGCCGGCGTCATCAGCTCGAGTGTGCGAACCTCGTCTGATCAAACGTGCCAAAGTATCTTTCAAACGCAGATTGGAAAAGTTGTGACGCTTGCACGATTGCTTTCCGACCACTTCAACTGACGGCTTCGAATAAGGCCGCAGCACAGTTTTCAATCCCATCGGCGTAGCGACACGCCAAGGAAACTCGTTTCGTTGATCGCCCTTCGTTGCACGCCAACCGAACGCAGCACAGTTTCGGTAAACGTCTTCCGTTTGATCGCCTGAGTCGCAATAAACGCCATCATCTGAAACGAGCGCTTCTTTCTGCACACGCCGCAAATCATCCCATTCAGGCACGAATCCCCAACGAACAAGCCGTGATCGGCCATCAGTCGACCACGATCGCACGATGTAATAGAATCCGTTTCGCTGAACGTCCACGGACATAAATCGCAAACGAATAAAGCCTTGGGAAGCTTTCTGTTCATCGGTGAACGGCGGCTCGTTGATGCGTCCGTTGATGAAAGCACCTTCGTCAGCCCATTCCTCGCCAAGCTTGTAGCCGCCGGCCTTGATCTCGAACCCGCCGACTTCCTGAGTGTCCGACCAAGGAATCGCCAACCGCTTTTGGAAAAATTCCCGGCGCTTGCTATCGTCAGCGTGATCATCGAGCGATCGTTTTGATTCGATACATTCGACAGCGAGATCTCCCCACGTCAAACCCCACTGCATAGCCAAAGCGTTGTAATGATACGAACGCCGGCCTTTCGGTGCGTTGCCGTTCATCGGCACCCACAACCCAGTGCGATTCATTTCCGATCGCACGCTATTGCTGTCCTTCAGATGCGTTTTGCAGGACGCACATTCGTAGACAGTTTTTTGCCGAACGATGTCTAGATTCCATCCCGTGGATGTTTTCGCTTCGTTAGGATAGATTATCTTTTCCCACAGATACGGCTGACGAGCACCGCAGCTGGGACAAGCGAACGTCCATTCACGCCGATCGCCGCTGTTGTGCAACTGAGTGAAATCATCGTCTTCAGTTCCGCCCTGCGACACAACGAGCACCTTTGCCTGCCACTTGAACGCCGTGGTTCGTGCGACAGCCTCGCCAATATGGCCACGTGGCAACTGCCACGCCTCATCGATCAACACGAATCGACACGATCGGCGCTGAAGGTTGCGTTCAGCGTTTGCACCAAGCACCCAGCAGATGTTTCGCTGAAACTGTGTCGTGTGCCACTTGTCACGCAACTCGGCGCCAAGCATCTCACGGGTAGCAGGGTTAGCTTCCCACAACGGCCGCAATCTCGTCTGCTGAAAATCCTGTGCGTTGTTGTTCGTGTCCTGAAATATGATCGTGGGCCCCGGCGACCGGCACGGAATGTAAGCCGAAAACAATTCAGGGATCAGCGACTTGCCGGACTGAACAGGACCCATCACGGCGACCGATTCGATCTCGGGATCAGTCAACGATCGAAATATCTCGGCAAGGTAAGGCGTGTTGTTGATCCGAAACGGCCCCGGCATCGGCGAATAAGGAATCGTTTTGATATTCTTCTCCAACCAAGCCACAATATCGCCATCAGGATCTGGCGATAAGATCTTACGCAACCTGTCCTCAAATGGGCTACACTTCGTCATCGTCAGAAATTACTTCATCGATCGCTGTTTCATCTTCTCGTGGCACTGGTTCCGCCGGCTCGATCGTTGCGATTCGCTCAACAGCATCGATCTGCACGTTCGACCATTTTGCCAAAAGCCTTTGAACACGCTCATCGATCGCTTTGAGCGCTTTGGCAGGATCATCTGGATTTGCTTTGCTGGCTAATTCCATCGGCAAAGTCACAACGTCATTCCGAATGTCGGCGAGCACCCGAGTGAAATCATCGATCGCATCCTGCGTTCGCATCAGCTCCCTTGATTCCAGTTTCTGTGCTTTGATCTCACGCTCGATCTTAATTTCGGCCATCTGAGACGCTTGATAAATCTGGTAAAGTTTCTGTTCCTCAGGAACGCCAGCTGCTTGAGCACGTTCCCATCGCCGGCGAGCACGTGCCGTCAGCGTGCGGTGATGCCGCAAAGAATCTTCCAACGTTTCAGGAATGTCCTCATCGATCGCTGAATCTGTTTCGTCCAAGCGAACGCCAGAATGTCCCGGGTGATTCGATCCCGCTTTGCTTCTATTTCGCCATTCACTCGCTTCAGCCAAATTAGTCATCGGCATTCCTTTGCTCGCCAATTGGGAAATTCTACCACGTGTCAGATTCCAATACGCAGCCAGATCTTTAACCGAGCAGGGCCCGATCACTAACTTTTGTTCTAAGATTTGGCGCTCATCTGGTTGCGGTTGGTCAGGATCGATCGGCATTAGCTTTTAGTTTGGGTTGTCAAAACGATTTCTAGGTGGTTTTCACGCCGTAGGGTTTGCAAAGCAACC